CCAAAGTTGTTTGATGTACTTAAAGATTATAATGTAAAGATGTGGCACATATACGATTCAAAATTAATACAAACAATGCCAGATTATTATAAAAGAGGAGAAGTTTGTGTAATAGGTGGAAGTAATGTTGGTATAAGACAATTAACAATGGCAAGAGTTTTAGGATTTATAAATATACATGTGTTAGGATTAGATTTTAGTTTTCCAGAACCAGAAGAAGGAAAATTACCACAACAACACGCGGCGTTTCATCCAAAGTGTAATGCTAATATTGCTAAAATTGTTATTGAAGATAAAACATATTTTACAACACAAGTAATGATTCATTATGCAAGAGAGTTTTGGCACGAAGTACAATTGTTACCTGATATAAAAGTAGTTTTACATGGTAATGGAATGTTACAACATTGGGCACAGACTAAAGCTCAAGAACCAAAACAAAGGGTAAGTATGAAATCTGTTGCCTTGGTTATACCAGAAGTTATAAGTAATGATTATGTTGAATTGAATAGACAATTACATGAAAGTTCTCATGAGTATGGTACATTTAGTTTTCAACATGCTAAAACAGTTATCAAACTTAAAGAAAGTTTAAATACATCTTCAGTACTTGATTATGGTTGTGGTAAGGGAACATTAGGTCAAAGACTTCCTTTTCCAATATGGGAATATGATCCTGCTATTCCTGGTAAAGATAAGGCACCAAGACCGGCAGATTTAGTTACTTGTTTTGATGTATTAGAGCATATTGAACCAGAATATTTAGATAATGTTTTAAAAGATTTAGCAAGATGTGTTTTAAAGATAGGTTATTTTACTATTAATATGGCACCTTCATCCAAAACTTTAGCTGATGGAAGGAACGCTCATTTGATTCAAAAAGATGAAGCTTGGTGGAAAGAAAAGTTATCTGAATATTTTTTACTTGTTAATAATTCTATAATTAAAAAAGGACCACAATTATTTGTAATAGCAGCGCCTAAATAGGAGGATTGAAATGTTTAAAATTACTGAAAGAATTGATAAGGTTACGAATGTTGATTCAGATCGATTAAAGGAAGTTCTTCCTGCACCTAAATCAGTTAAAATAGAATTGACTAGTAGGTGTAATTATCGTTGTGCTTTTTGTTCACATCAGACTAAAAAAAGTACATCAGATATGGATTTGAATTTGTTTAAACGTATTACTAAAGAAATGCAAGAAGCTGGTGTAACTGAAATAGGTTTATTTTATTTGGGTGAATCATTTACTAATCCAACATTATTAGTTAATGCTATTAAATATCTTAAACAGGATTTGAATTTTCCTTATACTTTTTTAACATCTAATGCTTCTTTAGCCAATCCAGAACAAGTTGAAGCATGTATGGCGGCTGGATTAGATAGTTTAAAATGGTCTTGTAATACAGCTAATCCAGAACAGTTTAAAAAGGTAGTACAAGTTTCAGAAAAAATGTTTCATAAGTCACTGAATAATATTAAATCTGCGTATGAGATTAGAAAAGCAAAAGGATATAAAACCGGATTATTTGCATCATCTATTCGTTATGATGATGAACAACATGAAACTATGATGCAAATGTTAAATGAAAAAGTTATTCCTTATGTTGATGAACACTATTGGTTACCTTTATATACGATGGGTAGTTTATCAACAGTTCGTAGAGAAGCAGATTTAGGTTATAGACCAACTGCTGGTAATCAAGGTAGACAGGATGCTTTAGTCAATCCTCTTCCTTGTTGGACAGTATTTACCGCAAGTCATGTTATTGCTAATGGTAAAGTATCAGCTTGTTGTTTTGATGCTAATGAAAATTGGATTATGGGCGATTTAACTAAACAATCATTTATGGATGTTTGGAACTCAGAAGAATATCAAAAGCTTAGAAAAGCTCATATTGCTAAAAATATTAAAGGAACGGTTTGTGAAAATTGCGTGGCTTATAAATAAAAGTAGTAACTATAAATAAATGTATAGACTTATATTTATAAGGAATATAATGAATGATCAGGGAACTTTCTGACAATTGGGCGTATGATATAGCTAAAAATCCTATTTCTAATGGTGAAATTAAAGATGTTGAAGTTATTAACCAATCCATAGAAATGATTTTAGGTATTGCTCCAGGAGAAAGACTATTTAATACTTCATTTGGATTAGGTCTACAAAATCGTATTTTTAATATAGCTTCTCCAGAAGAAGGTGAATCTATTTTAGACCAAATATCTGAAGCTATTAAAACTTGGGAAGATAGAATTACGTTGGTGGAAAGTCAAATGCAAATTAAAATAGAACCTGATAATAATATGATAATACTTATAATTCCTTATATTATCAAACGCAATAGAATAAAAAGCGTCTTCCAAAAGAAAATCTACGGATAATGAGGTTATAGAATGGCAACTAATTTTTTAAAGTACACATCGTTAACTTATGACTCAATTCTGCAACAAATAACAGATAAGTTTAATTCAGACTCTAGATTTGCTAACTTTAGACAATCTGCTATCGCTTCTCTTATGGCTGAAATATTTGCCGGCGTTGCAGACTTAGTTAACTATAATTTAGAAAGACGAGCCGAGGAAGCCTTTTTAGACACAGCCAAACTTAAAAGTTCGGTTATTCTACTTTCCCGTATGCTTGGTTATGTAATGCAAAGACCAATTCCTGCTTCGGCTACTTTAAAAATTAAATTGAAAGGTGACTTTAGTTCCATTATTAGTACTACAGATAAATTACAAATACCTTTACAATCATCATTTAGTTATGGTGGTTATAAATTTATTTTAAAGAAAACACTAATAATTAATCTTTCATCATACGTAGACGCAATGATATTAGACGGCGCTGCTTATGAATCAGACTATATTACTGTAGACCAAAATAATGATGCTATTGATATCATTCAAGGCGAAATTAAAGAAAAAGTAATTGAAGGATCTACTAACCCTCTAATTGGATCCACATTCCAAGTCTATAAAATTGATGATACAGAATTTAGTAACATGTATGGCTCTGAAGACTACGATAATCCTGTTACTAGAATTTGGATAGGCGATAATAAATCAACAGATAACGAATATACAATTGATAGAAGGTCTCTTATAAACTGGGAAGTCATTGAAGCGTTCTCAGATCAAGAAAATATTAAAGTCGCCGTAGTTAGATCTGCTATTAATGAAGGTGTAGAATTACTTTTTGGTAACGGTAGATATGCTAGTGATGGTGTGAACTATACTACATCCGGTGGTGCTATAACTTCATATGATAATTTATACGTTCAATACTTAGCTACTAAAGGTTTTAAAGCTAATCAATCAGGCGTTGTTGATAAAAAAGTAACATATAGTGGTAGAGTTTATACTAATACCGGAAAGGATATCACAAACAAAGTTGATTTTTATTTTGCTACTAATATAGTTGGTGGCGCTGATGCTGAAAGTCTAGAATCTATTAAGTATAACTCACCAGGAATCTTTGCTTCATTTTCAAGATGCGTAACAAAGGATGATTATGTAAACTATTTAAAATCATTAACTTCTCCTATTAGTATTAAAAATGCTATTGCTTTTGGAGAAGCTGAAGAACTAAACTCTGATACAGGTCGTGATGCAGTTATTCGCCTATTTAATGTAGTCCTATTCTCAGTCTTAGGTCATTTATACCAAGTTAATACTTCACCATATTACTATTATACTAAAGAAAATGGTTTGGATAATAACGTACTAGACTCAAACTTTAATATAGACGATATATCTTACTGGAACTATTTTAATGTGTTTGTTAAAGGAGATACAGAAAGCCTAACAGCTAACTCCCAAATAGTAAGACAACTAAAAGAATATACAACATCAGCATTCCAATATAAAATCTATGGTCACGAAATAGATGATACTACTGGCGCATACTATAGTACAAACTACGGTGAAAATTTAACTTTATACATCAGCTATACTACAGACGATTCATCTTATAATACAAGTCTAAGCGCTGATACTTCTATTACTGTTGACGTTAGAAGTTTGTCATCTAAATCAAACGATACCGACGCAATGGAAACTCTAGCATCTCTAATCCAAACTCAACTATTATTAGTCACCGATACTCGCGGTTCTAACACAACAGAAAATACACACTATAATCAAACGGCATTCCCTAACGTTACTGTTACATACGATTCAACAGATAAAGACCTGACTATAGCTTTTGGACAGAATACACCATGTTATATTGACGAATTTACTAGCGCTACAGGTGCTTCTGATTTAGGACTAAGAATACTATCAGGAACTGCAGCCGTTGGACCTGACGCAGTACTTGTATCTCTGACTAATAACCTAAGTCAGAATATAATCAGCGTGGTAGATAAGTTGGACACAAGAGCGCAAATCACAACCAGACCAATATATCTATCAAGTATTATTGAAAAAATTAAAATTACTGGTGTGGTAAAAATAAACAGCCTTTATGATACAGAAACTGAAAGAACTAATTTTTATGATGCAATATACAAATGGGCAGATACAACAGCAGATTTTAAAATTAATCTTTATAAAAGTTCTGTCATAGAAATTATTGAACAGTTTACATCTGTTAAATATACAAATATAAATTTTGAGGCGGATTATCCTACACCAGTTAGTACATCAGCATTTTATATAACGGGTGCTAATAAATGGGTTAATAATGGATTTAGTAATAATGCTCAAAAATTATATGCTTATAATTTAATTGATCAAAAGATTAATGATTTTTTGGTAGACGAATCTTTGATAACGAAAAGATATTTTTTGGTAACTTTTGCTAAAAATTTATATAATGCTTTTAAAAATTTGGGCGGAAATTATGCTACGTTTGTTGATACCATTAATTTTAATAATCTAATTTCTGATATTAATAAAGATTATATTTATATAATGAGAACTAATATGTTAGATGACGATGGTAATATTACTGAATATTCACTTCCAAATCAAATAGTACAGTTAATATGTAATTTAAATATTGAGTATTAAGATATTTTAATATAAATAATGGTAGAAAGTTGGGACAGCCACAAATGGTTTTCTAACCCCAATTTAGAATTACCTTCTTTCTACTATTAAAAAACCTTATTGGGAGGTTTTGATGTGTAAAAAATTAACTAAAGAAGAATTTATTGAACGATCAAAAAAAATTCACGGTAATAAATACGATTATAGTTTAGTAGATTATATTAATAATAATACTAAAGTTAAAATTATTTGTTTAAAATGTAATAAAATATTTGAACAAACACCAAATAATCATTTAAATGGTAAGGGTTGTAAAAAATGTAGAAAAACTAAGCACAAAATGTCAACAATTGAATTTATTGCAAGAGTAAAAGAGATTTGGGGTGATGTTTATGATTATAATTTGGTAGAATATAATAATTTAAACGATAATATTAAAATTATATGTAAGATTCATGGAGTGTTTAAACAAAAACCTAAAGATCATCTTAGAGGTTGCGGTTGTAGACAATGTGGTATAGATAAAACTAGAAAATTAAAAATAATGTCATGGGATGATGTTTTAACAAAGTTTAAAAAAATTTATGGTAATGAATATGATTATAGTGAATCTGTGTATCTTTCAATGAATTATCCGATTGCTATAATTTGTAAAAATCATGGAATTTTTTATATGTTGCCTAAATATCATTTACATAATGGTGGATGTCCAAAATGCTCAAGACAAAAAATGATAATTACAAAAACCAAAAAAATAGAAAATGTTTTATTAGATTTTCGAAATGTTCATGGTGATAATTATGATTATAGTCAGGTTGAATATATTAATAGTAGAACTAAAATTAAAATTATATGTAAAAAACACGGGATATTTGAACAAACACCAAACAATCATTTAAGAGGTGAATGTTGTCCTAAATGTAAAATATCATTAGGAGAAAATAAAATATTAATTTGGTTAAATAAAAATAAAATAAAATTTGAACAGCAGAAAGAATTTGATGGTTGTCAATGTAAATTTAATTTAAAATTTGATTTTTATTTACCAGATTATAATATCTGTATTGAATATGATGGAGGATTACATTTTAAACCTGTTGAATATTTTGGTGGTGAAGAAGCACACGAAAAAACTAAAATGAGAGATCAAATAAAAAATGATTATTGTAAAAATAATAATATTAAACTATTTAGGATACCATATTGGAAATTTAATGATATAAATTATATTTTAAAGAATATAATAGAAGAAGCAAAAAACTTTTTTTGATTATCTAGTCAGAACTATTTTATGATTATGTGTGATATTTTTGATAGCTCTACCACGTAAATCAAATGTATAACTAGTATTACTGAAACGGTTTATACGAACATTTTTATGTGATGGGATTATTGAAC